TCCTCATAACGATAGCAAAGACAACCAACGCAGCAATTAATACAAGAGGAACACCTACCGTAATTTTAAGGTACTTGATAAATGATTTTGTGATGGCTTTCTCTACAGCCCTCTCAATAACTGCTTCAAGTTGTTCAGGTGTTAAGTTCATATCTACTCTCCTTGGTTTTCTTAAATATACCCAGGGGGGAAATATTGTACAAAGGATAAATAACATGGAATTTAAGGGCACGCCGGGGCCGTGGTTACATGCAGACAGCCACGGCCTTAATGAAACAGCAGGTGGCGCTATTCACGGTGACGGCAAAACACTTTGCCTGATTCTAGGTAAGGGTATTGGAAAGGAAAAGGCGACCGCTAATGCGAAACTGATGGCGGCAGCACCGGAGTTATTATCAGCATTGCAAGGCATCCAGCAATCAATGGCTAAGTACATCGAAATCGCAAATAACATCGGCATGGATGTTACCGCAGACGGGTTTTATCTTGGTCACGCGATGGAAGTTGAAGAACAAGCCATGGCTGCAATCAACAAAGCACTTGGCCGCGAATAGCCGCCCTGCTCTCTTTCACACAGAAGTAACCCACCCTATAAATAAACGGAGTTAATTATGGCAAACGAACTGGTCGTTATCGAACCAGCGACAGCGCTCGACCTTTTTACAGCGCCGGATAAGGTTCAGGTACTGCTGTCTGGTATCCGGGAGAAAGCACACGCAGAACAGGCATTACTCGATACTGATTTATCGAAAGCCAAGAATCGCGATGCTATCAAATCACTGGCCTACAAAGTTACGCAGTCAAAAACATACATCGACAAAGCCGGAAAGGCTGTCGTTGATGAGCTGAAAGAGCTGCCGAAAAAAGTGGATGCCAGTCGCAAGCAGTGCCGGGATGAACTCGACGCACTGAGCGAAGAAATCCGCAAACCGGTAACAGCTTGGGAAGATGCAGAAAAGGCGCGTGTAGCAGCGGAAGAATTAGCTCGCCAAATTGAGCGTGACCACGAAGAAGCACTGCAGATGAATGAGCTGCACGACCTGCGTAAAGCCGAAGAAGAACGCAAACGCATTGAGCATGAAAACGAAATCAAGCGTCAGGCAGCAGAACAAGCGCGAATCGAAGCTGAACAAAAAGCGCAACGTGAGCGTGAAGCGGCGGAACTGAAAGCCAAGCAGGAACGTGAAGCTGCAGAATTAAAAGCACGACAGGAAGTCGAGGCGGCAGCTAAGCGCGAACGCGAGGCCAGAGAGGCGCAGGAGCGCGCAGAACGTGAAAAGCAGGAAGCTATCGCGAAGGCTGAGCGTGAAAAGCTGGCCGCAGTTGAAGCGGAGCGGCGAAAGGCAGAGGAGGCCGAACGCGCACGACTGGCGGAGATTGAGCGTCAGAAGCAGGAAGAATTAAAGCGCCAGGCGAACAAAGAGCATCAGCGCAAATTTAACCGCGAAGCTTTACAGGCACTGACTGCAGCAGGATTTGACGATAAAACCGCAACAAAATTCCTTGAGCTGGTAATTAAAGGCGGAGTCCCGCACCTCTCAATGAACTACTAACCAACCCTATCCCACCTCGGGATATCAGCAGGTAATCACATGACTATCAATCAGAACGTTTTCCGTCTGGCGCAAGCACAGGCGCGGGTAGCTATACGCCAGAAATGCGATGACATCTGGTGGTTAGCAATGGAATTACTCAGAGAAAGTTACGGGAGGCAGGCGTGCAGATAACTTGCGACCACTTCAGCGTTTCAGGAAGAAGCGGTGAACCAGTAATAACCACCCACGGACGGGTATTTATCAACGGACTTGATTCTGAGGCTATAGGAAATAGCGATGCCGACATACAGGAGTTAGTCGGTAACTGGCTGCGGGGCATGGATGAGCAATCAGCAGTTGAAACGCTACGGAAAGCAGGGTTCGACATGGATGTTATCGCACAACTTGCAGGAAGGAGCGCAGCATGAACGCATACGCAGCACAGGATGCTCAGGAAGAGCGGCGGCTGGAGCATGCAGCATGGCAGGATGCCGTGGACACGGAGGTTCAGCAGATAACATCGGATGTTTTCTTTGGCGTGGATCAGTCAATTTTAGACAAATTCAGTGACGATGCGCAGGACGCGCTTTTTAACTCGCTGTGCAAACAAATAAAAAGGAGATTCTTTTCATGAGTAACTCACTGGTGTCGATGGCTGGCTCTCTCGCCCAAAAGCTTGATCTGGCAATCGACGAGAAAGACCTGATTAACACACTGCGGTCTACGGCATTCAAGGCTGAGGCCACAGACCAGCAGTTTCTTGCGCTTCTCATTGTCGCCAATCAGTACAACCTGAACCCATGGACAAAAGAGATTTACGCCTTCCCTGACAGGACGGGAATCGTTCCTGTTGTTGGCGTTGACGGATGGGCGCGGATCATTAACGGCAACAAAAATTTTGATGGCATGGAATTCGAAATGGATGACGAATCGTGCACATGCAAAATTTACCGCAAAGACCGGAATCACCCGACATCAGTAACGGAATACATGAGTGAATGTAATCGTGGAACCCAGCCGTGGAAATCTCACCCTAAACGCATGCTGCGGCATAAAGCCATGATTCAGTGTGCACGTCTGGCATTCGGGTTTGCTGGCATTTACGACCAGGATGAGGCAGAGCGCATCACAGAAAATACACCGGCTGGGGTTATCAACGGACAGGAGAGCCATGAAAACCGGCCAGAGCTCATCGCACGCTGCGAAGAGGCTGCAAAAAACGGAATGGAGGCATTTAAGCAGCTATGGACAGAGCTTACCCCCGAAGAAAGGACGATCATCGGGTCAGCAGACAAAGAGAGAATCAAAAACAGTATCGCCATTGATGCCGAATACACTGAGGTGACAGATGGAGCAGAGAACGGATGAGTGGTTTTCGGCCAGGCTAGGGAAAGTCACGGCAAGCAATATTGCAAAAGTAATGGCGAAAGGCGGCGGAGCGACAAGGAAGAATTATATGGCTCAGCTGGTTTGCGAAACACTGACAGGCCAGAAGGAAGAGACCTTTAAATCAGCAAGTATGGAGCGCGGTAACGAGCTTGAGGCGGTGGCAAGGGAAATGTACTGCCTCAACGAATTCGACGCCACGGTAACGGAAACCGGCTTTATTCTGCACCCCACCATTGAGCTTTTCGGAGCCAGCCCGGACGGCCTTGTAAACGATGACGGATTAATCGAAATCAAGTGCCCGAACACAGCAACTCATATTGAGACCATAAAAACCGGAAAGCCAAAGCGTGAATACATCCTTCAGATGCACGGTCAGATGATGTGCACCGGACGCAGGTGGTGTGATTTCGTCAGCTATGACAACCGGCTTCCGGAAAATCTCGCCTATTTCAAAACGCGGATTGTTTTTGATGAAGGTCTTGCCAGTGAAATAGAAACGGAAATTCGCGAATTCACGAAAGAACTCAGGGAAGAAATCGAGTTTTTAACCAAATAACCCCACCGTCTCAGGATGAAGCGTAATGCAGGGATGCTGATAACAGAGGAATGAATATGAAAATGGAGCAATCTCAAGTAACGAAATTAATAATAACCGATGTGCCACGGCATGACCCCATTCATGTTTATCTCGAAGATTACGGCGATTACAGAGGTCGTATTACAGTGACCGAATACGGTAACTCATGGTCATGTTTCTGGAGCTCGATGGGGTGCTCATTAGTTGAATTCATTATGGATATCAGTAATGAGTACTGGATAACTAAGTTAGCGCCACAGTTAAACCAATCACTTGATAGCGATAATGATGCAAATATTGAATTTGCAAAAAATAAAGTTATTGCGCTTAGGAAAAAAGATGAAATAGATAAATCCCAAGCAAGAAATTATTGGAGCTTTATTGAATCATCCGATGATGTCAAACGTGATTGCTGCGATTGTTACATGGGTAGCGAACTGCTAAATTTATTTGGTGACGACGCCTATTATGAGAACTGGCCGATTGTCGACAATCCTGAGTATGTACGCATGGAATCCAGATTAAACGCAGTACGTGAGGCAATTAAGCAGATTCAGGGGTGAATATGTCACGACCAATCGACTTAATAGCAGATATCACGGATGAGTATATCGCAAAGCATTTTGAAGGGACGAACTACGGTCACACCAACTATCGCGACATCGTTGGCAAAGGATGCCTGAATGCTATGGCCGGATATCACAACGGGCACACTACTCAATGCATATTGATAAACATGAGGCTGACTACGGATAAGTTACGGCTGACGAAGCGCGGTCGTGAATTTCTGTTCTGGCATTTTAACTACCAGTCTGTTAATGGGCGTGAAATTGATTAAGCAGATTCAGGGGTGAATATGAAAAGTGAGTACGTGATGCACGGGCAGATGATGCAATTTGTCACACCAGAGCCAGACCCGAAAGATATCTGTAACCTCTGTGGCGGTCATGTCGGTAAAAATAATTTAATTCAAGGACAGGCAGCAAACATCTGTTTTGGCTGCTCAGATTTGGCGAAGCAGTTGGCAGATGAAAAGCGGAAAGAAATAGCTGAAAAGGAAATTCAGCAAATGGCAAAAGACTTGTCACTGGCAAATATAACCACTGATAAAGGAAACGTTAATATTGCTGACACAGGCATGGCAACTGCTTATATGTATGCCGACCGTCTATATAAAGCTGGGTACAGAAAATCAGCACCAGAAATTAAGCAGATTCAGGAGGGGTGATGGATATATCACGACAGCAGTTTGAGGAATACATTAAATTGCACACTGACCCAGCAGAGCTGGAGCAGAAATTAAAAAAAGCAAATAACGGATTAAATTACGCCGACCGGGATGTCGATTTAATGTCGATTGGTTGGCAGGCATCACGCGATGCATTAAAGCCTGTTGGCTATGTCCATGGGAAGGAGCTTAATTTTAAATGTGCATTTCTTTATCCATATAAAGATGAATATAGCGACATCCCACTCTACCGCCTAGACAAATAACCATGACAATCGGATTTGTATTACTACTGGTGATGCACGGCTCTCCTGTGCCTGTTACCGATGATATTTATACGCTCGAAGAATGTGAGAGCCGTGCAGTGCAGGTAATGACTGTGCGGAATGTTGAATTAGTGTGTGCGGAGGTGGTTCATGACTAATTGGTATTATGTGGCCTTAGAAAAACATGATGACCATATCGAAATTGAAGCAACAATCAAAAATAGATTCAGGGTAAAGGTTCCGTCATGGGATATGGACGTGACAACACAAGACCTCATTGCTATTAAAAATAAGATAGAGGAAATATTACGTGATGAACAAATATCGTGACAAATCAGACTTTGAGATTAATAAGGCTGTGGCTGAAATTACAATCTACGGTGATTGGTATTTATCACCAACGGATGAACAACCTTTCACATTCTTCAATTATGGTATTAATTCAAGAAAAACAGTAGAGCTACCTGATTATTGCAACAACCC